TGCAGAAATACCAAACAACCCAATGGGATACCTATGGTCTAACGCGCTAGGAAACCCACACGAATTTGGCCAACAAGCTAATAATGTGGCGTTAGATTTGGCTTACTTTACCCCCACATATTGCTCTGCTATAGATATTGCATCGTATTCTCCACACATATCTAAAGCCCAATACCTAATCGGTTCTTTTGGCAAGATGTTGGGTTTTAACAATTTGCGTATAGGGTTTTTGGCCGTTAAAGACGAGCACGATTTTTTATTCTTGCAAAAATCTATAGGCTTTAAAACTTTAGGCACTTCCGGACTGGCTCAATTTGTATTGAATAGGTTTTTAGAACAGAACCCAAAACAATTTTTTGAAAAGACTTTTGATGCTTTATATTATCAAAGAAGCGAGATTGTTTCGGCGGCTACATCAAAGGGTATCGAAGTTCTATCTGAAAACAGAGGAATGTTTGTGGTTTTAAGGGTTGATGATTATTTATATAGCGCATTGTCAGAAAAGGTATCGTTTTTAGATGGGGTAGGTTTTGGTATGCCTTCTATAAATGGTATGCATACAATAAGGCTTAATGCCGCAAAAAATCACCAAGATATAGAACAGTTTGTGCGTATCTTGTCTCAAGTGTAAAGCCGAAAAAAGCATAATCTTTAACATAAAGAGGTGCGCACTATGGCTGGGACTTATATTCATGGTATAGCGGCTTCGGAGGCCGTAGATACGGCCAACGAAATTTTAAAAATAGACGGTTTAGATATTAGCACGTTAGATAAAGACGGTGTATTTAATTATGAACACCAAAGCAGTTTAGCCGGACATGTGGTAGGAAAAGTGCTCTATGCTAAAAAGATTTTTTCCGAGGACGACTGCTCTAATCCGCTAGAAAAGCATTTCTGGAACAAAGTTAAGCTGCCCTTTTTATATGTTGTAGGCGAGCTTTTTGACGGAGTAGGCCACCGACAGGCATCTGAAGTGGCGGCAATGTTGAGGTATGATGCCGAGCAAAAAAAATCCTCAACTAAAAAGAATCTGGTCAATTTTTCTATTGAAGGGGCTAAGCTAGAAACGAAAAAAGGCATTATCAAAGAAGCTATAGCTAGAAAAGTCACCATAACGACGCATCCTGCCAATAAAAGCTGCGTAGCCGAGCTCTTATCGCCACAAGAGTATCAGATGTATATTTCGTCTTTAGTAAAGTCGGAAAACGTAACAAATGATCTTTTTAAGGCATATAGCCTTGGTTCTTTAGACGTAGCCCCTTCAGATAGAACGGGCGGTTCTGCTATTGTTAAGGCGGTATCGGCGCAAAGGTCAAAAAAGAAAATCCTGTCTTTTTTACAGAAAAAATTTAGAATAAATAAGTCAGAGGCCGTTTATGTGGCTAAGTATTTTCTAAAAAAACATTTAGCTGAACATGAAATGTATCAGGCCTATGAAGAGCTATCTAAAGCAAAATATGATAAACTATTTCCAGAAGAGCAAAGGGCGGATATTAGAGCGGATAGGTATAAGGCCCATAGGGATATGTTAGAAGAAGAGCTAACGCCAGAACCCGGCGTGTCACACACAGGTATTGAAGTAAGAAGGGCAAGCAAGTCCCCTGAATTTGCACCGCATGGCTATGCCAGGGTTAGTACGCCTGATTATCACAAAGCTAGGGCCATTAAAATGATAAAGCAAAAAATTAAAGCAATTCGCAATTTTATTGAAAAAAACGAATTTAAATTGGGGGTTGCTTTGCAAAAAGGGGAGAACGCAAAAAAAACTGCGCTAGATAGATACAAACAATATATGGGCGCTATTATCGATTTTTATCACAAAAAACAAGAACCTATTAGATCTAGCGTCATTTTTCAGTCAATCGACGGCATGCCACATTACCATCCGGATATCCATCCCGCGGAACGACTTGCGGCGTTCAAAGAGGTCGCCCAGGAAAAGGGTTTGCACCCAGAATACCCCATAAAATATGACCATGACCATAGTATGGATCATATGCATTTTGAAGGAGTTGATAAAGGGCAGCCTGTTAAAATCTCTTGGGAAATGCCTAAGCAAGTAAAAATAGTTTTTAAGCAAAAGCCTCAAGAGCCTGCAAGTTCTAGCAAAATGGACGCATACGATCGCTCAATAGAGGGATATGGAGGACCAACCACTGTATCCGCAAAAAAGAGAAGACTGATTAAGGGGCTGTCTCAAATTGTGGCATTATCTGCATTGGCAAAGACGTTAACAGAAAAATAGATTTTTGCGGTTGACAAAGCTTGTTGTTATGTGTTAATATATAAGCATAACCGCAAACAAAGGAGTGTTTATGATATCTAAAACACACATTGAATACATAGACCCGGTACCGGTGGATGTGGACGGAGCTATTTTTACAGGGTCAACAAAGGGTGGATTGCATATTGCCTTCAAAAAAAGCGATGGCGATTCTATAGAGGTTTTGGAGGTAGCATCTCACCCAGGGGTTTTAAGGCACAAACTAAAAAAAATGGGCGTACATTTGTTAGCAAAATCCGATAATGGCGAAAGCGTTGCTGATATATCTGGTGTAATTGACTTACCTAAAGGTGTAAAGGTTTATTGGATTCATAAGGACGGTAATTCCACATTGCATGTGGATACGCCAAGCAATAGTTATGATTTACCTGTGGGACAACTACAAAAAACAGAATTGCCAGAGCCATTACAGTTTTTATATGAGTTTGTAGAAATTTATCATCAGCATTATATTTAATTATGCCAAAACAAGAAATAAACGCCCCTCAGGGTTACACTATAGCACCAACAGAAAACCCGATCGTTCAGCCGTCATTAAACTTGCCGGCAAGCGATGAGCTTGTAAAAAACCTCGGCATAAAGCTTGTTCACTATAAGTGTGTTCCGTCCCCATTGGGCCAATTTGAAAAAGGTGCTTATCGACGCGGCGAAATGGAAGGAATCGATAATGTGTTAAAAAACGGGGTGCTGTCTAATGGTTTTATCTATAAAAAGGCTGGATGTTTTATAGGCACTCTGCTTGGTAATTCAGAGCAAACTAAATTTGCCGAAAACGCAGGTATTATCGATCCTTCCCAGATGCGATTGGTTTTGCCAAGATTTTACGAAGACAACACGAGGATTTATTTGTCGCCCGGGGACCGTATATATTTAGCCGATGAGGATGCCGATGTTTTGGTAGCTACATTTGAAAAGGCAGAGTTCAATCATGAGGGAGGAATTGATGTTTTGGTTTTTCCTGTAAAAGAAGTAGAATACCTTATTGACAGTCAGGGTATAGAATATGTTTGCGGGCAAGACTTTGAAATTGACGATATGGGACGAATTGTATGGAAAGCGGGAGGAAGAAACCCCGGGATAGATCCGCAAACAGGCCGTGGAAGAGTTTATTCTATTCGCTATAGATATATTGCCTTTTTTTATGTATATCAACTACTTAACGAAATCAGGCTAACAAATGTTACGCAAGGCAATATCAGAAAGCCCGAACGCATGGCTTACCACGCATTGCTAATCAGAGAATACGTATTCCATAAGAAAACGGACACTACGCCAATACAAAGCCCCAACAACACAAACATTATAGGACAGTCCGTCCCGACTACGGCTAATTCATCGGCCGGATATAACAATAAGGCAATAAAGGTAAACATGGACGACTTTGAGTAATATAAGGTAAAATTCAAGTATAAAAGTCCCCTGATTTGAGTGGAAGTCGGAGGGTGGTTTGGGTTTTAAACTGCCAACGCCCTGTATAAAAGTCCCCTGATTTGAGGGGAAGTCGGAGGTGAATCAAATAAGCAATCTGGGAAGGATCGATAATACCTGCGTTTTCGGCAAATTTAGTTTGCTCTGAATTACCAAGCAGAGATCAAAATAGGAACAACTGTCGTTCCTAGATTTTTAATGGCTTTTTTGGTTAGAGAGCTAAAAAATCTAAAAATAGGCGACACCAAAGAAATTTCTTTAGATTTTTTACGAGAAGGAACTGTTTTGAATTTGCGAAAACAAGATAACGATACCTATAGCGGGGAAATAATAGAAAAAGGCAGAGTAATCGCTAAGATGGAAAAAAGATCTATACCCGGTATCGGCCTTTATTTGATGAGCACTTTTGAGCTTTACGAAAACTCCCCAACACAGCAAAATACGCCGCAGACTCAGGCCACCACACAGCCAATTGTCGTTAACGTTCATATACAAAACGAGCAAAAAAACGAACAACCGAAAACGCTGAAAGAGTTTTTAGACAAAAGACAGGTTAAAAAAGCAGAGGGAAAAATTATTCCTTTAGACCTTAAAAAGGCACAAAATATTGAAATTGCGTGTGATTTGTGCGGGAAAAGTATTTTTTCAGTAAAAGCAGGATATAATGGTTGTGTATGTATGGGCGCTGACATGAACTCGCCCATAAAGCTAACCAAAAAAGAAAATGGCATGATGTATTTGCATTTTCCCAAAAAATGGGACAATGAAAACATTGAGCTGTTTATGAAAATGTTATACAAAAAAATGCTGGAGGAATAATGGCTATTATTTACGTAGCAATCGACGGCGACGATATCGGAAGAATGGTTGGGCATGCAGCTCTATCTAATGACGAAGAGTTTTTATCAAAAATTAGTGCTGCAATTAATGAGGCTCGAGAAGACGTTCAGCATCTAGCAGAAATTCATGGCGGTGAAGTCATAAGTTCTGGCGGGGACGAAATTATCGTTAAGTTTGTTGGAGAAGACGAAGAAAAACTACTTCAAGATGTTCACGAAATGATCCAAAAAGTGGCAGACCATTCCAAGGAGCATTACGGTTTTACAATCACAGCAGGATTAGGAAATCGCTTGGATCATGCTTCAAAAGCACTAATGGCAGGAAAGCTTAATGGGAAAAATCAGGTAGTGGATTATTCCGAAGACGTGGATCATCTTATAGAAGGCATTAAGTCTGGTAAGATTCCGCCGCAACATAAAGAGCTAAACGAGGAAGAATTTCAAAAATTATACGATGAATATATCAAGTTTTTGAACGAAAAAGAAAAGCCAAAAGAGCTAGAATATGAAATGGTAGATGGCAGAATTGTTATTGATGAGCATCCTATTTTTGAAAAAAAGGACGAACATTTTAAGAAATTTTTAGAAAACAAAGAAGGTCAAGACGATTCTGAAAGTGATGAGGAAAAAGATTTAGAGAGCCAAACCTCATTAGGATCCGAAAAGGATGTTGGAGAACAGGACAATGAACGGCAAGGAGCTGAACTTGGCAGAGAAGAAGAGGCAAACGAAGGATTGGAAGCGAAAGATATTGAAAGAGCCAACAAAACAGGCAGTGTTAACACGGAATCAAATCAAGGCAATGCCGAGGGGGATTCTGCGGGTATTGAATCTGGCGGCTCAGAACAGGATGTTGCGGGAACAGTGGACGAGGAAGAAAGGCAGTTAGAAAGCGCAGAAGAACAAGAGCACGATCCTGAGTTTGACGCTTTGATTGCTGAAATACATGAATATATTAAGGTATTTAAATCACGTGCGCCGGAATTAGAAAACTTGCGAGAGACAGACCCAGAGCTATATGAAGCTATGCTTGGTATGTTAAGCAGCCTTATTGATACAATTAGACAGGCTAAAGGTATTCCTGAAAGCGAAGAGGGCGACGAGGAGTTGGATAGGCCCCAAGAACAAAAAAAATCAGGGTCCTTAGCAAGTGCTGCGTTCCCAAAGCCTCAGGGGCGGAGCTAAAAGCATCGCCGGGAAAGCTTCCGCCCAAAGAAACGTCTAAGCATGTTCCGGTGCCTAAATTACCAGTAAATGCACAGACTTACGACGGCCGTATTAAAGTCGAAGATGCCGTCACTGGCAGAAAAAAATACATTGACGGCAAAAAAGGGTTGGTATATAATGAGGAAGGAAACCTAACCCATAAAAGGAGGTAGTCTGTGCTTAAAACATGGGAAAAAATATTAATAGTTTTAGTCATGTTGGCTGTTGCTTTTTTGGGCGGGTATTTTACGTCACCTAAAAAGACCGAAACAAAAACCGAGGTTAAGACAGAAAAAGTAGAAGTGGAAAAAGAGGTTGTTAAATACGTAGTAAGAGAAATATCAAAGCCGGATGGCACGGTGATACGCGAGCAAGAGGTTGTAAAGGACATTGAGACCAAAAAACAAGAGTCAAATGAGCAAAAACGTATTGCGATCCAAGAAAAACAAAATTGGCAATGGAAGATTGATTATTTGGGCCTATACAACACCCATCAAAACGGACTGTCCCATGGGTTAAAAATATCAAAAAAAATTGGTAAAACACCTTTTGATATAGGTGTATGGGGTGTAAACGGTGTTGGTGTAGGTATTAGTGTGGGCATGGAGTTTTAGGTCAACTACCCCGCCCTAAACGGCGGAGCTTGTTGAGAAGCAAGCTCGGTTGACCAGAGAAAGCGGTAACCAACCCGCTACGTTTGCAACAGGTCGTTAAGACCCACTCCGGGATGCTTCCTCAGTCCCGGACACTGGAAGGTGAGAATCATGCTGGCGAAAAGTAAAGCGCCAAAGGTTCTTACCGCTGCCGAAAGGATGGAGCCGGTTGCCGACATTCCCGAGGGGAAATGCCCGCAAGGGCGCGTAACCAGACCCGTAAGGGCATAGGAGTTTGAGATGATAAGCCAAACAGATATTATCATCTATGAGGCCTTAAAGTTAGGCTTGCAAGATATAAGAGAGAATTTATGGTTAATTGATGATATTTTTTCTGTTTTAAAAGATGATCGCTTTGTGGCCTCGCAAACGGGTCAGTCCGAATTGGAGGCAATAAAAAACTGGTTTCAAAATACGGACATACCAGTGTTGCTAAAATATAGGGTAGACAAAGAAACTTTTCCTTGTGTGACGGTGGCGCTTGGGTCTAGCCAAGAAAAGTATGAGATGAAACATTTGGCAGACCTTTCTACCGAAGTAGAAACTTTATCCCCATCACAAACCAAAAAACCAATTAGTTTTATTGTTAAAAAGTTTATTCCGCTGTCCGTTAATTCTAGCGAAGGGTATTTGGTGGTCGGTCCGGATTTTTCGTTTAGGGGTGTGCGGGCAGGGCAAGTATTGGTGGACCTAACTACTGGTCTTTCCGTGCCTATCATTAGAGTAGACAACAATCGTATTTATTTTTCTGTGGATGAACGGCTAGAGCTTGCTGAACTGGCTATTGCTCCCGAATTTCCGTTTTACAAAGTTAGAAGAGAGCATACCTTTTTTCAAGAAAATGTATCGATTGGATGCCATGTAGCCGGTGACCCCATACAAGCTTTGTGGCTATCTTCAATAGTAGTTTATGTCCTATTAAGGTATCGAGAATCGCTTTTAGAAGGTAAGTATTACACACAATCCTCTATTGCTCTTTCAGAGCTAGTTCCAAACGAAGAGTATGGTGGGGTCGCTTCCGACCTTGTTTACTCCAGATATATCAATATGAGTGGCCAGGTAGAATATAGTTGGCTAAAAGGTTTGAAGAGAGTTGTTGAAAAAATTGAGCTAGAAAACTTTCGTTCCGATGAAGACATTGGAACTGGTATACAGTTTTTGTCAAATGAAAACTCTACTTTTAGCGACAATATAGAAGACGATGTTTGGACAACGATAAAAGATTCCGACTCATAAAAAGATAATCTTTATTATGAGGTCGGTATGAAAAAAAACATTGCGAATGCAATTAGCTCTATTAGACAAAAAACAGTGGACGCAGGTAGGGCTCCAAACACGTTATTGCCCAAACCACATGCAGCACCTGCGGCTAAGCCCATTCTTAATAAAGCTAAAAATACAGGACCTAAAACTCCTGGTGCCAACACTGTAAATATAAAAATGCCGCAAATGCCCTTAAAAGATTTTGCTAAACTACCAGAAGCTAAGGTTGGGACCGGTAGTGTAAAAACAGATCAGAAAGACGCCTATAGCTCTAGCAAAGAACAGATGTATGGTATGAAGCAAAAATTCCAAAATGCATCATCTGGGAAAACGGCCTATGATTCTGCTCATAGTGGATATGGCGGGTATAGTTCCCAATCAAAAAAAATGAAATTGTCCGAATTCATGAACAAAAGGCTCAACAAAAACGCTAATCTTTATAGCGACAAGGGGAGCCAAATGAAAAAACTAGATAAGTCGGAATACAAAGTAGCGGAAGCGCTTTCTATCCTTATTGAGCGATATAAAGACCTTAAAAAGTCTTACGAGTCTAAAAAGCTGCAGAAAGGGTGCAATATGCTCAAAAGCTTTTTGGGCAAAGTAAAGGAAAGGAAAGCTAAATGAGCAAGAAAAAAGTTAATGTAAACGATGACATTCAGCAACGTCTTGAAGAACGGGTTGTGGAGCTTAAAGAAGAAATCAAACAATCTGTATCTAAAGTGGATCGAAAATCAAGACAAGCTGAGCTAAGAGAAGAGTTTGAACTTTTTTGGGCTAAGCATAAAAACAAATATAAGGCATATGGGAATATCGCTGACGTGGTTTACGCGCATTTTTTGACTTACGGATTTAATAAGCCAGAAAAGTTTGAAGAAGGTCTAAAACATTTTGGTTTAGAATAAAAAGAAAGGAGATAATCAATGGCCATCAAGCTTAACACCGCTTTTGTGCAAACAAACATTCCTGGCGCGTATTTTGAGAATAACGTCAGGAACACCACCCTAGGCTTTGGCGCATCTGGCGTCATGGCAATTATAGGAGAAGCAGAGGCAGGGGCTCATTTTTCTGTAGGAGAAATTACGGAAAAAGCTTACGGCCCTGACGAGTTTGACCGTGTAAGAAAAGAATTTGTTGCCGGACCCATTGTTGATGCCTTTAAGGCCTTATCTGCCGCTAGCTCTGACCCCGCAATTACCGGCGCTCCAAATGTGGTATACGTGCTAAAAACAAATAACGGAGCAAAAGCACAAGCTATTATTGATACTGATTACGCCATTTTAAGGGCTAAAAACTGGGGAAAAGACGGCAACAAAATTAAATATCGCATTGTAGAAACTCAGGCTGAAAATACACCAGAAGCAGTGAGCGCCACTATCCCAGCTTTTGGTGCGGCTTTGGACAATGCAGAGTTTAGCCTTCGAATCAATGGCGGTGCGGTAGTGTCTGTTCAGCTTTCTAACACTCCGGCAAACCACTCAAACGTTGCAACTTTAGTGACTGAGCTAAACGGCTTGTTGCCTTCAGGAATTTCTGCTGCCGCAGGTTCTGCCCCAAATACTATTGTATTAAAATTAAACACCGACCCCGCAAATCATAGAAAAGGATGGGGCAAATCATTGGAGTTAATCGATTCTACTCCGGGTGATCTTGCTAAACTTGGATTATCGGCAGGATTATATGTTAGCTCGGCTGAAAGCGAAGTAGAGTGGAATATTATCAGGACTGACATTAACGCAACTGAATCGTTGTTGGCAAAAGGCGAAGTGGCTTTAAAAGTAGGATATGCAGGAACTACCGCCACACTGTCTATCACTCCAGCAGGAATCCTTACCACTACCGTTTCTGGTGGACCTGGATCCAACCTTAACATTGATATTAAACAATTTGCCACTTTGCAAGATTTGGCCGCTTTTATTGATGCTCAACCTGGTTATACGGCTGAGGCCACTACAGAAGGAACCAATATGAAGCCGATGGACTTGGACAAAGTGTCTGGCATCGGAATTGCTGTAAGTGGAACCGCCTTAATGGCTGGTCGTATTAAGAAATCTGTTAAAAACACAAAAGACGCATTGGCATTGTCTCAACTTTGCGAACTAGAAATGACCGATGTTGATGGCTTGGCATCTCCACAAACCACTTTTGTGTTCTTGGCTGGTGGAGCTAAAGGGCATACCACTAACGCACATATACTAGATGCGTTGTTAAGGTTGGAGGGTGTGGCCGTAAACTTTATCGTTCCGCTGTTTAGCCGAAACGCTTCGGATGATATTGCCGACGGTTTAACCGAGTCTGGATCGACATACTCTATTGCGGCCATCCATAGTGCTGTTAAAAATCACGTATTGTCAATGAGCATTCCTAAGTTAAAAAGACATCGTTTGGCCATTGTCGGTATGGATGCCAATTTTGCAGCGGCTAAAGCTCAGGCTGTATCGCTTGCAAGCCCAAGAGTGGCCATGACATTTCAAAAGGTTGATGCGCTTGATAGTAAAGGTGAAATTAAAACCTTTGGGGCATGGATGGGGGCTGTTGTAGCTGCCGCTATGCAATGTGCTGGATTTAACAGAGGAATCACTAATAAACTGGCCAACGTGGTTGCTTTAAGAGACCCTGCTGGGTTTGACTCTGGAAGTCCTGCTCAACTTGAAAGCGCATTGGCAAGCGGTCTTTTGACTATGCAAAGGGCTGTAGCTGGTGTTAAATGGATTTCTGACCAGACCACGTATGGTTTAGATAGCAACTTTGTGTATAACAGCATTCAGGCCATGTACGCCGCAGATTTGGTAAGCTTGGATCTAGCCGAAAGTTTTCAACAGGCTTTTGTCGGTCAGTCGCTTGCCGAAATATCCGCCAACAGCGCGTTGGTGTTTTTGGGCGACAAAATGGCCCAATACAAAGGATTGCGCTTAATTGGCGAGTCTAGTGATGCCCCGCTTGGATGGAAAAACGCCAAAATTAAAATCAATGGGCCGATTATGAGTGTTGCGGTTGAGATTAAGTTAGCAACTACGCTATACTTTATCCCGATATCAATTGATATTTCAGAAATTACACAAAGTGCTTAAGTAAAAAAGGAGGATTAAAATGTCACATAAGGTGTTTACAGGCGGTAGGGCGGTTGTCCAAGTGGCTGGCCAAACCGTAGGAATTTATAACGCCGTTAGTTATTCGATGAATGTGCGCGCCGAGCCAATCTTTACGCTTGGCCGTTATTCGGCTAACGAGATCACTCCGACCGGATATGATGCAGTTACTGTACAATGTAGCGGATTTCGTGTGATTGATAGCGGACCTCATACATTGCCAAAGGTGCCCAAGCTGCAAGACTTACTTAATTTGGGTCCAGTTACAATCTCTGTTTTAGACAGACAAACAAATAAATTGATTGCAAAAATTGAGGGGTGCATTCCGGTAAACTACAGTACTAGCGCATCTGCTCAAGGAACTGCCCCTATCAGCGTAACCTATGTAGGAACTATCGTGTCGGATGAGTCGGGAGACCATAACGAAAGCGCAGGCGCTACCTCTCTGCCCTAATCATATGCATCATTTTCGATTTCATACAAGGCGGTCAAAAGGCCGCCTTTTTTTTAGCTACCAATTTTAGGGGAAAAGCGTTGACAAGATAGCTTGGTTAGGATATAATAAAATAAACTCTAGCCAACGGGGTGCGATCGGTTAAAGGGACAGTAGTCCTTGTTGGTCGCGTGACGATTGAGTCGTCGACTTTGAATTAGATATAAAGTACCCTAATTTGAGGGGAAGTTGGAGGCAATAATGGGTATTGTTTCTCTCTCTTCTGGATATAAAGTACCCTAATTTGAGGGGAAGTTGGAGGTAGAGCGTTATGGCCCCTGCCAAACTTTGCGGTATAAAATACCCTAATTTGAGGGGGAGTTGGAGGGAACCGTTGCATTTTTTGCAACAGTTGCCCGGTATAAAATACCCTAATTTGAGGGGAAATTGGAAGCCCGATTTGAGTGTAAGTTGAAGAGGAGGTTGGAGGATAGGTGTCTAAAAAACTAACCGCACAACAAATACAAGATCAGATCAATAAGCAGGGGCGCTCTATTGTATTGGATCAATCCACATACGTAAATACCCGCACCAAGGCCAAGTTTATTGACCCTGAATATGGCGAATGGTGGGCAACGCCGTATAATGTCGTGCATAAAATATCCAATCACCCAAAACGGGGGCTAGCAAACAAGGCGCAATACCAAAAACTCACCCCGCAACAAATCCAAGAAAGATTGGACAAGGATGGGCGAGGTATTATCCTTGATCAATCTACCTATATCAATACTGGCACAAAAGCCCGTTTTATCGATCCTGAGTTTGGTGAGTGGTGGGCTAAACCTAACAAGGTATTAATGGGCAGTGGACACCCCAAAAAAGGCGTTTTATCCCGCTCAAAAAAACTAACCCTATCTCCACAACAAATCCAAGAAAGATTAGATAAGGATGGTCGAGGTATTATCCTAGATCAATCTACGTATGTTAAAATTCAAACAAAAGCTCGTTTCATTGACCCTGAATATGGCGAATGGTGGGCAACGCCTCACAGTGTATTAAATGGACGCGGGCACCCTAAAAGAAGTTTAGCTAATAGGATACATAAAAGACGGTTATCGGCAGATGAAGTGCAAGAAAGGCTCGATAAACAGGGTAATGGGGTCGTATTAGACAAGTCCACATATGTAAATACCCATACCAAGGCCCGTTTTATCGACCCCGAGTTTGGCGAATGGTGGGCATTGCCATATAATGTATTTCAAGGAAAAGGCCATCCGAAACAAAAAATAGAAACACTAAGGCAAAAGTTCACAACAAGTCCGGACAAGATTCAAGAGCGGATTGATAAAAATGGTCGCGGGATTGTGCTTGATAAAACCACATATATAAACACAAAAACAAAAGCAAGGTTTATTGATCCTGAGTTTGGTGAGTGGTGGACTATACCGAATGAGGTCATGCGAGGCAGCCAGCATCCCAAACGCATTTTCAAACAGAACAAGATTGAAACGTTTGTAGCAGAACAATTGAGTGTGGAATGGATTGGGGATACGAAGTTGGAAGGGTTTAAGTATAAACCTGATTTTAAATTGAATGAAAGGGTATATTTAAATGTTGATGGATTGTATTGGCATACGGAGGAGTATAGAGGTAGGGTGTATCATTTTGAGATGAGGGAATGGTTTGAAAGTAGGGGAATGAGAATTTTGCAATTTAGAGAGAATGAAATTAGGGATAAATGGGGGATTGTAAAAGGAATTATCGATGCGGTGATGGGTAGGGTTGAG